TAGGATACCTGAACGCTCACTAATCTTTTGTAGGTCAGTCTGAGCAGCATCACCACAGAAGATGATCTTGCTGTCCTGTCCAACACGAGTGATGATACTATCAAGTTCGTGGAAGTTCAGGTTCTGACACTCGTCAATGATAACAATACAATTATCAAGAGTAGTGCCTCGGATGAAACTGGTAGACCAGAACGAGATAGTTTCCTGTGCCTTGAGATTATCATAGAGCATCTCAAAACTATTGTCATCAGGCATCTCAAACATGGACTGAACCATGTTCTTATATGGTATCTGATAGAGAGAAGACTTATCCTCATGGTCACCAGGAAGGAAACCAATCTCCCTAGTAGCAACCAGAGAGCGAACGATATAGACTTTCTCATAAGGACTATACTCATTGAGCACATCCTTGAGTGCCTTATAGAGAGCAACAAATGTCTTACCAGTTCCTGCTACACCATAGGCATAGATCATCTGACCTTTGTCCCACTCATCAAACATCACCTTCTGATTTTCAGTCAGTGGTTCGATGGGGATCATGTATGCCTCATCAATAGGCTTGCGACGCTTACGTTGCTTCGCAGTCATACCTTGTCCAGGTGCTTTAGTAGTCTTCTTTCTTGGTGGCATATGATTAACGATACTTGTCGGTAATAGTTTTGTTTCCTTTGACTGCTGCTTGAGGAGCAATCTTGTTCTTCATGATGTCATGGAACCCAGGATGAGTTCTGCTCATCTTGTCTTGCCAGTCACCTACCTCTCCAGCAGAAGGACAGGTAGATGGATCACTCCAGTCTCTTGTCCAATCTGGATTGTCAGTCTTCCACTGATCCCAATCATGGACGCTGAGCACAACGTCCTTTTGTTCACCAGTTTTAGTATTGATTACAGGGTATGTTGCCATCAGTTCCACTCCAATGCTTCGGCACAAATAGGGAATTGTTCAGCGAAGATTTCCTTACACTGAGCAGCAATATCCATGTGTTCCTTTTGGGTTCCATGGGCGCTGCGTAGATCTATATAGTGCATCCAAGAACGCACAGATCCCGACATGTAAATGCGAGTGGGAGTTGCCAGAGGAAGAACAAAGCGAGCACATTCCTTAGCAATACCCATCTCTAGCATGTGCTTGTAGATATCCATACCACTCTGAAAGTGTCGCTTGATGCTGATCTCAAGTTCTTGCTGAACGAAAGGATCAACATCATCAATACTGTTCTGACGGTTCTTAGTATCCTGACGGCGAAGATCAAACAAAGGGATCTCATCTGCCAGCATAGAACTGTCAGCATACCGCTGGGAAAACTCTTGAAATGTGAACGAACGGTGACGCAAAATTTGAGCTGCGATACCACGGTTCGTTTCAATTTCAAGCGTCATGAATGCTTGCTCAAACACAGACCAGTGGTTGTGCTTGATACAATACTTCAGAAGACCAGCGACATTAGGATTGTCCTGATTGTTGGGGTTGCTCACTCTCGCTACATACCCCATCGTCTTCTCCGCTTCTGGAGTTACTTGCACTAGGCGCACTGACCCATGTTGTTGCTTCATTCTTAAATCCTTTACTCAATCGTTCACGTTTTGCTGCGAGATCTTTCTTGGCAGTATGAAGTGCCTTCTTCATATACCAGATCTCTTCATCAGTATACAGCATTGGGTTCTTTTCCGCAAGCTTGATCGCTTTCTTTGCTGCTTTGATTGTATCCTTGTATCTCATTAAAGATTTACCTCCTGTAAGTATTGGAGGAATGCCTCTTCAGCACCCTCTGTAGTTTGGTTGCCTTGGGATACCCAATCATGGCAAAACTCATACAGGTGCTTGGTAGTTTTCAATTTGAAATACTTTTTCAACTTGAGGAATACTTCTGCGCGAAGAACCATACGTTCATCACTGTATCTCCAGTCAGTCTGGGTATCCATCATCGTCTCCGTCATTATAATTGAATCCAAATTGTGGACCACCTTGCTGCAATTGAATTTTGTAAGCATCGGTGTCAGAGTAAACCTCACTCTCTAATACATCTACTAGAGACTTGAGGTTCTTGACGATGAGTTTTAGTCTCTCTTTATCCATGTATTTATTCTAACATGTGTCAGGATTATAGCATAAAAAAAGGAGGGGATCAACCCCTCCTGTTACTTGGTTCTACTTTTAGTAGTCCCTCGAAGTATTCGTGTAAGTGCATCCGATAGCAGGACCAGTATGTTACTCCTCTATATTTGAGTTGATAACAACTGGGTGGTCTGCTATCACTATCCATATCTTTTGAATGATATCGATAGTTCTCCATATCACTTGTTATAAGTGTGACCTCTGTAGCAGAAAGTGCCATGCACTTCCTCAGCACCTTGCTGACACTCGTAGCGGACACCACGGTAAGAGGTGACAGCAATTTGAGCATCGTGAAGAGCTGCTTGCTTCTTGATCTGATTACGGATGAGATTTAGGGTGTTCATGAGTTTGTCTCCTGAAATACTAAGGTTTATGAAAACCCGTTCCTTCAGTCGTGTGCGTCCTGTGCTTCAAAGCATTGAGGGTCTGTATGTTCCATCCAGTGAATGAGAATATCAGCCTTCTCAAAGGGAGTGAAAAGAGTTGTCTCTTGTAGTCCCTCCTTCAACCATTCATAGTCCTCACAGCGAAGATAATTCTCCACTGGGACATGACTAAAAAAGATGAGTGCTAATGAAAGCATAGGATGAACGCTCCGTTCCGCGACTTACTTGCGTCCCGCCCGAGAGCGGGATGAACGTATGGTTATTATACCATACTATCTATACGATGACAACTGTGTCGGTTGATACAGTTTAGTTTCCTGACAGGTAGAACGCTTTTCCTCTAGCTTTACAAACTCTACGAACTACAGCATCATATTTTGGTTCTGGTTCTTCAGTCAAAAGTTTTTTAGCAAACTGAAATGCTGCTTGATACTTCACAAACTTAAAGACTTCATCATATGTTTTTGCAGAAACAAGCACGCCGTCAGCACGCTGTAGTTTCATCACATGATAGTCTTTTGATTGATATTTTCTGTATAGGATACACCAAATACCGTTTGGATCTGAGTTCATTTCTTTTTCTTTCTTGGGTCTTGCCAGAGTTTAGGATTAGTTCTTCCCTCTGTTTGTCTCATGCTAATTACATTTCGATATTTATCCCAATAGTAATCAAAAATATCAACTCTTTTACTAGCAACTGCGATGTCATATACAACGCCTTTGCCATCATCAAACTCTATTAGGTAAGCAGTATGTGGTAGAGATCTATCCTGTGCCAGTTCGGGATCACAATTTGCATGAATAATATTTACTCCCTTCCCCATCAGGAACGTCCTCCCCACTGAATAGAGGGGAATGCTTCCTCCACGCATTGCTTGGTGATCTTCCAACGCTTTCCAATTGCCTTGTCCTTCATCAGACACAGCACCTCTGCCTCGCCCTGGTGGAGACCCTCTAGCAGTTGAATGAAGAGGGTTTCACGGCGGGTCTGTGAGATGTTAGCACCACCCTTGAAGAAGAGATAGAGCTTACGATACTCATGCACGAGTTTTGTGTGCTCTGTCTCTTCAGGTGCTTCGTTCTTAGTGTAAGGAACATCACCTTCAGGAAGCATTGAAATAATACTCTCATCAAAGTTAGCAATCAGAATTTGTCTGAGTGCTGGAGTATTATATTCCTGCAGAAGTTTAACCTTTTGTGCCTTTGTCTTAGCGTTGCTTACTTTTTGCAGCACTTCATTGAGTAATAATTGCATAACCTAAATGATGTCGTAAGTGTATTTAGTCGTCGTAATCTTCGTCATCTTCGTCAATGAAACGAACTGACAATAGTTCTTCGTTGATCCATTGACCTTCTCCATCTAGCATCTCTGGATGAATATTTTCTTCCTGTGCTTTGCCATACATGAACTCGTGGAGTTTTTCATTCGCTGTCCATCCAGCAATCACACCGACGCAGAGAAAAATAAACGAAACGGTTGCTGAAAAATATAGGACTGTTGCTTGTGCCATGGTTCAACTCCTGAACTAATTTT